CCAAGTAAACCTTGAATAGGACCTGCTATCATTTCTTTTGGCATTCCAAATAATTTTCCTTTTAATCCACTTAATATCCCTGTTCCACTTCCACCACCAAAACCACCACCAAATTTAAATAATGCTGCACCTAATGCAGCTTTACCAAATGGTGACTTAGCAACTTTCTTAACTGCTCTTGTTGCTTTTTTAACTAACTTACCTAAGAAATACATTTGTCTTCCTGATTCAAGGTCCATGATTCCTCCTTCAGGAGTGTCTTCCATCATACCACCGTCCATATATCCTGCACGTCCACCATCTGCAAGACCTGTAAAATCAAAACTAGAGCCCATGAATCTTGGAGCAAGGCCACCAAAGTTTCTCGTAGATGTTGTAGTATCATCATCGTCATTACCTACATTACAATAAGCTGGTGGGTTGGGTCCTTTACATGGATCTGTTTGTTGATCTCCACCACCTCCATCACCTGTTGTTGGGTTGGTTCTATCTATAAGGTCTAAATATTCGTCATAAGCTGAATCATCTCCTCCAGCATATCTAGATGTAAGATCACCTATATTTCTAGCTTCTTCTAAAGTATTAAAAGCTTGAAGTCCATCTTCTGGTCTAACAATACCAGAAAATATATCTAAACTTGTTCCTGTAGGAATTTGTATACCATAATCATTAGGTCTTACTTTAGTTGTACTTCCTGTGCTTGTAAGAGTTCCAAGACCACTTTGAAAATTATTTTTTACTGGGTTAATGCTAAAATCATAACCTGGAATAGCATCTGATTTAAACTGCTCAACAAATTTTGGTTTCTTTGGTCTTCCGAATATATCTGTTTTACCTTCGTTGATGTCAACCATTTCAGTTAACTCACTTTTAATTTTTCCTGTTACAGGATCTCTAAATCTATCTGTGTCGTATTCAAATTCAATTGATCCTGGAGGTCCAAATTCATTTACATTATATCCTGCTAATCGTGCAGCATCTTCTCCAGACATATTTGCAAAAGTTGTTTCATCGCCAAAAGGATCAACATATCCTTCTATTTGTTGAAACCTATCAAAAGCTTTTTGCCTCATTTGTCTTAATCTTTTTTCTTCTTTTGTTTCTTGTCTTCTCTCATCTCTTTTTTCTTTTTTAGCTTTTTTCTCTTCTTCTTTTCTTCTTTTTTCATCTTCTTCTTCTTGTTCTTTTCTTCTTTTTTCCTCCTCTGCTTCAGCTTTATTATAAGCTTCTAATAAACTTTTATTTTTTTTAAATGCTTCTTGAGCACCTTTGTCTGTAATAACATTTTTACCAGTAAGATTAGTTTGATCATCATAGTAATCTTGTATAGTTTGATTATTACTATTATTATTATTATTATTATTTCTATTTCCTCCAGGAGAAGGTGTATTATTACCGCTTCCGAAATTTGAACCAGATTGTCTATTACCACCATAATTTCCACCTGATGATGCTCCACCTGCTGGACCACTACTTTTACTAGAACGACTACTAGAACGTCCACCTTGATAACCACCTGGGCCACGATAACCTGGACGTTTACCATCCGCTGGTTTGTTTACGAGTTGTTGATATTGCTGTGCGTTTGTTATTGCCATTACTCTGACGCTGCTCCTAATGGTGGCATTGCTGCTACTTTAATCTTTAATGATCTTGTTACATGTTCTTTTTGAGTGGCAGTTGATGGATTTTTAATATCATCTTCTGCTTCTTTATCTGAATTGTATTCGTAATTAGTTTGTGTATTTCTCAATACTACTTCTGTTTCACATTTAACAACTGGTACTTTCTTACCATTTATTATTGTGTAGTTTACTTCGCCTTCTTCTTTAAATGCCATAATTTAATCCCTGTTTATTTCTAATATTGCACAAGTGCCTTCGAATATATTTCCTGAAGCAGCTTGCAGTTGTAATTTATCATTCTCTTCTAACACAATTGAGCCATCAGAGATAGACTTAGAATCTCCTGAGTTTACAGTATGTTCAGCAAATTGAAAAGCAGTTGTTGCTGAATTATCATATAAAAAAGCTTTTATTTCTGTGTTTCCACCACCAACATTGGCTGTGTGTATATTCTGTATTATAGCTCTAGAGTTAGAAGGCACAGTGTAGATATCTGTCACATTAGTTGTGGTTAAATTAAATTGTGCGTTTTTATATATATTTGCCATATTAATTTCCTGATTTAAACCAAGTAAATCTTTCTGTTTCTTGTTTTAAATCATTTAAAAATGTAGAGTTTAATTGTTCTACTACTAAAGCAATAGCTCTATTAATTTGTTTTTGGTTAGAAAAATCGTATTCTTCTTTTGGTTCTGGTAATCTTACTACTACTTTAGCCATTATCTACGTCCATCTGGTTGTATATCTATTCTTAAAGTTCCAAAACGCCAAGACTCACTAACATCAGTGTTTTCTATCTTAATGTTAACAAATCTTCCTCTGGCCCTAGTGTCCTTTTTATCAGTGCTAGCTGTAATTGTAAAGGGACTTAAAGATGTAACTGTATCTGATTGTTGAGGATATCGTTTAACTGCTAGAGTTACTTTTGCATTACCTTGTAAATTTTTAAAATCTGGTACAAATCTTCTCATAGCTAAAAACACTTCTCCTGAAATGGTTGGTCCACTTGATTTACCTTGTGCACTTTGTTGTTTTGCTTGTAAATCAAAATCAAATGATTTTATAAATGAAGTAACAGCTGTCGTACTACCATCGGGATTTACTTGATCAGTTCCTACTTCGTGTTCAAATAGTATAGTTTGACCTAAGCCATCTTCACCAATAATAACCGGAAAGGTTCCTGAATTATTACCATTGTATTTAGTTGCAAAAGGTTTTGGATATACAGTTGAATCAATCCAAGTAGTTCTAGCTTCTGTTCCAATATACCAAACACCACCTTTCATAGTTTCTCCATAATTAAATACTACATATTGATCATTATATTCAGAACCTGTTGATGGGTAATACCAAACAACTTCTGTAAATTGATTATTTAAACCAGCATAAACTTGTTGACCTTTTGTAGTATCTGCTTGATCATAAACATAATCTTCAACAGAACAAGGTAGTGATTTAACTGTACCATCAAACATAAAGAAACCATTGGGGCTCATCCAAAATGCAACCCCATCAATTTCAACAGCAGCATTTTTACCAATTAATCCACAGTTAGTACCAACTTGTTCAAATCCAAATGTAAATGGAGAACCAATAAATTTCATAGTATATAATGCATTATCGGTCCAAACTAGAATAGATTCTTTTGCCTTTAATGCACCTATAATTTTTGTTCCATCTTGCAGTCTTTGTGTACCAGCACTATTGATTGCTGTTGGTGTGTAATCATTTATATCTTCTTGGTCCGAGAATCTAATAAACATATTATCTTGTGTTGAAGGGCTTCCAATAGTTGTTTCAGTTCCACAATGTATTAAGTGTCTAGTGGTAGGTGATACTAATGTTACCCTCGTTGCTGTTGGATTATTAGATGTAGAAAATCCTGATGTAGTTGTTGATGCTCTTACTGTTAAAGGATTCGTTGCACCTGCATTCCAAGTAAAAGTTTTTCCATTTGCAATCGTTGCAACCAATACTTGACCAAAATTACTAAGTGACCATAAACCCGGCTCAAGAGATACTTCTGAGGCTGAAGAAGCTTCTCCCCAGTCCACAAAGTCTGCAGCATTAGTAACCACTGCAGCATCAGCGTGCGCAGCTCTTATAGAACCATCTGCTGCTCTAGTAATTCCTGTTAAATCATTTACAGAAATACCTGTGTAAGTAATTAATTCTGTTCCAACTTGTATTCTACCAGATGCAGGAAAACCTGTTGTAGATGTTAAAGTAATATTAGTTGAAGATCCATTATTACCGTTTGCATCATCTGCTAATGCACCATCTAAATCATTTGTTAATGCACCGGAAACTGTTCCGTTCCATTCTGATACACCCCAACCATAACCATAAGATTGTGCGGAAGGACCAACTGTTTCATAAGGCTTAATGTCTATAGTTCCACCTGTTTGTGTCCCTGTTGCATTTGAACTCTGTGTAATTGTAAAAGTAGTATTGGTTGGTGTAGCTGTTACTTGAAATAATTTATCTTCAAAGTCTGAATTATTATATCCAGTTCCACCCGGTAAATTTACATTGTCTAATAATATAATATCTCCTGGTGATAAACCGTGTGCAGAAGAAGTTGTTAAAGTACAGATTGCAAAACCAGAAGTGGTTGCAATCGTTGCTGATGATATAGTTGATTTTAAAGGTGTAACGTCATACAATTGACCTTCAAAGTATATAAGTAAAAATTTATCTGTTCCAATTGCAACATATCTATTTCCATTCAAATCAACAAATGCAAATTGTCTTCGTGCAACTCCACAGATACTACTTGTTACCAAAGATGACCAACCACCAACTTTTTCAGGTAATCCATATCTAAATCGTATGTTATCGCAATCAATCCACCTATTTTCAGCACCTGATGTGGTATCTTGTTTGTCTATTCCCGGTAAGACTTTAAAATCAATTAGAGCCATTTATTAGCTCCTATACGTTATCTTTATATGCCCAGCCTCTAGTTGCATTAACATACACTAAAGTAAAAGCAGCACCATTTGTAGAAAAAATTAAATTCGCAGCATTACCTAAAATATTAGAACCATTTCTACCAATAGTTAAGTTGTTTGAGGCAAATGCATTACCACTATCAATGATGGTTACTTCATCTCCAATTGAAGGACTAGCAGGTAAAGTTACTGTTACTGGAACTCCTAAACCTCCTCCAGAAGTATCTACCAATAACTGGTCACCACTAACTGCAGTATAACCACCTGGTATCGTATAATATCCTTTAGTCAATGATCCTGAACTAATGTTTGTGCCGTCAGAATATAAAATCATTTTAGAAGCAACTGGCATTACAACACCTGTGCCTGAAACTGTTTTAACTGTAAGTGTGTAGTTTGAAGATGATCTTGAGGTCGCATCTTCTACAATAAATACTCTTTCAGCAGAATCTGGCATTGTCACCTGCCTGTTTCCAGTTAGAGTACCAGTTAATTTATAATATAAATTTTTACCGTTTGATGTTGCAAAGTTATCTAAAGCTAAAGCAACGTTAGCTGATGCAACGTCTAA